ATGGGGTTCTTCACGACCCCAGCCGGTGACGATTACGTCGGCGACGGTACAGACGACCAAGGGCGCATCCAAATGGACGTTTCGCCCGGCACCTTCGAGCAGCTGCCGCAGGGCGTGGACTTCAAGGCATTCGACCCGCAGCACCCGTCGACAGCCTTCGCGGCCTTCGAGGCGGCTATGTTGCGCGGCATCGCCTCCGGTCTGGGCGTCAGCTACACAAGCCTTTCCAATAACTTGGAGGCGGTGAGCTACTCGAGCATTCGGCAAGGCTTGCTGGAAGAACGCGATCACTGGCGAGCGATTCAATGGTGGATGGTGGAGCATTTCTGCCAGCCGGTTTATCAGGCGTGGCTCCGGCAGACGCTGGACGCGGCAACGGTGAACCTGCCGGCCACCAAATACTTCAAGTTCAGCCTGACCCAATGGGTGCCACGCGGCTGGCAGTGGGTGGACCCGCGCAACGAAATCGAAGCGACGGTGACGGCCATCCAAAACGGGCTGATGACGAACACGCAGGCGCTGGCCGAACGTGGCCTCGACATCGAGGACGTTATCCGCGAACGCCAAGCCGAGCAGGAGCTTCTGGCGTCCTACGGTCTGGCCTCGCCACAGCCCGCCACAGCCCCGCAGCAGGTCGCCCCCTAATGCCGTGGCGCCCCACTGAGGAAATGGCCACAGAGGCTCAGCGTGGGCTTGATTGGCGACAGGAATTCGGGCGCGGTGGCACCGAAATCGGCGTGGCTCGCGCTCGCGATATCAGCAATCGTCGGATGCTCTCGGTGGAGATCGTGCAGCGCATGGTCTCGTACTTCGCCCGGCACGAAGTGGATAAACAGGGCCAAGGCTGGAGCCCCGGCGACGACGGCTACCCGTCTGCCGGCCGCATTGCCTGGGCGTTATGGGGCGGCGACGTTGGTCGCTCTTGGGCGAACGCCCGCATTCAAGAACACGAAGGAGACAGAAGCATGGATTTGGAAAAGCGCCACATTCTGGCGGTCGAGGAAACGGACAACAGTTATGTTGTGACGTTTGCGAAGGGCGAAATGATGGATGCCGCAGCGCCTGAGATGGCCGCGCCGGCAGACGCTCCGGAAGCGCCCGAGGTGTCAGTGGAAATCTGCGCGCCTGACGCCGAGCAGTTCGTGGCCGCTTTGGCGGCTCTTGCTGACCCGAGCGCCCGCAAGGCTCCCATCGGTCAGCGCCAGATGCGCTCGGCTGTGCTGGATGCTGGTGGCGTGGACATGGAAGGCCGCACTGTGGATCTGGCGTTCTCGTCAGAAGCTCCGGTGGAGCGCGGTTATGGCATTGAAATCCTCGACCACAGTCAGGGAGCGATGCAGATGGAATTTATCAACAGCGGACGGGCTCCGCTGCTGGTTGACCACAATCCGACCGATGTGGTCGGAGTAGTTGAGCAGGTGGCGATGGGCGCAGACCGCATGGCGCGGGCGCGGGTGCGTTTCGGGAGAAGCGCACGGGCTCAAGAAATCCTGCAAGACGTTGCAGACGGCATTCGCACGAATGTCTCCGTTGGCTACGTCGTGGATGAGTGGATGGTGACGAAGGGCGACCGCGGGAAGGCTGACACCTACCGCGCGGTCCGCTGGACGCCGCTGGAAATCTCGTCCGTGTCGATTCCGGCAGACGCTCGGGTGGGCGTCGGTCGTGCTTTTGAAATTAACGACGCGCCTGCGTCAAAGGAAATTAAGATGAGCATCGAATTGTCGAACGCTGCCGCCGATGCAGCCCGCGAGGAGCGCAGCCGCGTGTCCTCCATCCTCGAACTCGGCACCCGTCACAGCCAGCGCGCTTTGGCTGAGAAGGCCATCCACGACGGCGTGGGCCTCGACGCTTTCCGCGGCGCCCTGCTCGACAAGGTCGGCACGAAGCCTCTCGAGGACTCAGCCGCCAACCTCGGCATGAGCAAGTCGGAGTCGGGCCGCTACAGCCTGTGCCGCGCCATCGACGCCGCTGCCTCGGGCAACTGGGCGAAGGCCGGCCTCGAGCGTGAAGCCTCGCAGGCTGTCTCGGCGCAGCTGGGCCGCGAAGCTCGTGGCTTCTTCCTGCCGATGGATGTGCAGAATCGTGACCTCACGGTCGGCACGGCATCTGCCGGCGGCAACCTCGTTGGCACGGACTTCCTCGGTGGCTCGTTCATCGAAATCCTGCGCAACCGCATGGTCGTGAACACCCTCGGCGCCTCGGTGCTGTCGGGCTTGCGCGGCAACATCGCGATTCCGCGGCAGTCTGGTGCTGCCACCGCCTACTGGGTGTCTGAAAACTCGGCTTTCACTGAGTCGAACCAGACGTTCGCTCAGGTCACGATGTCGCCGAAGTTCGTTGGCACGTTCACGGACATGAGCCGCCGCCTGGTGGTTCAGTCTGACCCGAGCGTCGAGGCGCTGGTCCGTTCGGACCTCGCCACGGTTCTGGCCACCGCAGTGGACGCAGCTTGCTTCCACGGCACCGGCACGAACGGTCAGCCGCTCGGCATCATCAACCAGTCGGGCATCGGCTCGGTGGCCATCGGCACGAACGGCGGCGCTCCGACGTATGCTTCGGTCGTCAACCTGATGCGCGCAGTCGAAATCGCCAACGCGCTGGCCGGCAGCCTTGCCTACGTCACCAATCCGAAGGTGAAGGCCAAGCTGATGACCACGGCGAAGCAGTCCTCGGGCGTTGAAGGCAACTTCATCCTTCAGGACCCGTCGAACCTCAACGGCTACCGCTTCGAGTCGACCCAGCAAATCAGCTCTACGCTGACCAAGGGTTCGTCTTCGAGCGTCTGCTCGGCGATGTTCTTCGGCAACTTTGCCGAGCTGCTCATCGGCTACTTCGGTGGGCTCGATGTTCTCGTGGACCCGTACACCGGCGGCGCTGCCGGCACGTTGCGTATCCGCACCCTGATGGACTGCGATGTCGCTGTCCGTCACGCGGAGAGCTTCGCGGTGGTCTCGGACTACACCACGACCTAAGTGGATGGGCCGGGGCGGTGTAAAAGCCGCCTCGGTCCACTACCGATGGAACTGGAAGCCTTTCCAAACCGTCACGCGGGAGAGACGGTCTGCATCCTTGGTGGTGCGCCTTCTCTCCCCCGCGACCTGCTCACGATTCCGGACGAATGCCGGCTGATTGGCCTAAACCAACACGCCCTCATTCTCCCGCTCGACTACTGCTTTTTTGCCGACCCCCGAGTGTGGTACGTCGTGCAGCAGTATCAGGTAAACGTCATCACGCCTTACGCGGTAATCCGCGAGCGTCCAGACGTACTTTTTACAAGCACCTGTCCGAACGTCGGCCTTTCCGGACCGATGGCGACATGGTGCGCCGGTTTTCTCGGGTTCGAGGAAATCGTAGTGATGGGCTGCGATGCCTATCAGGCTGACAGGCGCTATTGGCACTCGCTGGAGCGCCACGGCGTTCAGGGACAGGACTGCACGCCCTGGCTAACTGTTCGCGACCAGATGGAGCGCCCCGAGCGCGTCCGTTTTACTGACAAGGAATTGAACAAGCTATGGCACGAAAAATCCAACTGACGCGAGCCATTCGGCTCGGCGGCGAACACCACGATATCGGCCAAGTGGTCGAGGTGTCGGACGAGGTGGCAAACGAACTGCTCGGCATGGGCCGCGCTTTGCCGTGGCAGATGCCGCAGCCAGCGCCTGTAGAAGACGCGCCGGCGCTGCCCCCTAATGACGCCCCTCTAAAGCAAAAGCTCCGCACTCGTGGCCGTTGAGAGCGCTACAGACCGGGCGGTGTTCTTTGCCGTGGTCGACTTCGGCACGGCTGCGACCTATCGGCGTGTGACGACGGATTCGACGGTTAACGGCATCTTCGATAACGAGTTCGTGCAGGTCGAAGTGGCCGAGGTTCCATACGATTCGGTGGAGCCGGTTTTTTACTGCCAAACGGCAGATCTGCCTACCGGCTACACAGTCGGCGACCGACTCACGGTGAACGCGGTGTATTACACGATTCGCGAGTTTCAGCCGGACGGCACGGGCATCTCGAAGCTGCGGCTTGAGGCACAGACGTAATGGCACACGTTCGCCAGCAAATCCGCGAGCGCATCGGCTCGGTGCTCACCACTGCCGCGGTGGCCAGCACCATTACCCAGTCGCGGGTTTATCCGCTGCCGCCGGGCAGCACGGCTGCTCTTATCTACACGCTGACGGAGGCCGTCACCAACTCGACGCTGACCTACCCGCGAAAGCAGGAGCGGTCGCTGACGCTAATCGTCGAGCTGGTGACGCGAGCCGTTTCTAACCTCGACGACGCGCTCGACGACCTGTGCGTTCTGGCTGAACAGGCCATCGCGAACGACCAGACCGTAAATGGGCTGGCTGATGACATTTTCCTCGCCTCCACGGCGATCACGCATTCCTTCGACGGTGACGCCCCCATCGGCTCGGCGCGGTTGGAATTCATCGTTATGTACCGGACGGTAGAAAACTCCGTCGCAACCGCAGTTTGACCAGGAGCAGAAATGGCGAATCATCACGGAACTG